TTACAAAAAATAAAATTGAATTTAATTTTAAAAATACGAAAACTAATCAAAAATTAATTCAAGAGATTTTAGACAAGGGCTATACGAAAGAAGATATAATGGACGTTATTTATTTAAAATATGACCAATGGATAGAAAACAACGACAAGAACAATAAAGACATGAGTACGTATTATAGGCCTAGCACAATACTTGGCGAAAAGTTTGAAGAATATTTACAAGAAGCAAAGATGAAAGGAATAAGTTAATATGAAGAACACGAAGGACTTGGAATTTCAAATATTTGTATGTTGTTACATCCGGAAATAATAGATCAATTTACTTTTGAAGAAAAATATTTTAAATATGCCAACATTTTACGATACATGGTTCAAATGTATCACAAATATCATGGGTTAGACCCCAACATATTAATGCAAGATAATAAAAACGAAAATGCAATTAATTTAATACTTGATTTTTACAACTATGAAATCAATTGGAAAAATATGTTTGGGTATTATAAGCAATTAAAAGAAGCGTGGCGAAACAATAACATCGATTTAGTTACAAATCAATTCAAAAATAGAAATATCGATTATGACGATTTTAGAAAAAGAATGTTTGAACTAACAAGTGATGATTTTGAAGATGAAGAATTGTTGACGCCATACGATATCAAAAACGAAGTCAAAGTTGAAAGAGAATATACTTACATCGATGAGTTAGACTATTTGTTAAAAGGTTTAGAGTATGGCAAATTGAATTTGTTTAGTGGTATTACCAATCATGGTAAAACGACGCTGATGATACAAATGGCCAAAAACTTCATAAAGAAACATAAGAAGATATTTTATTTTAGTGGTGAACAAACTGCCGAAGAATTTAAAAACTACTTGTACGTTGGAATGTGTCAAAAGGAACAAGTTGAATTTGTACGAGATGAAAACAATCCGCGAATATATGATGTTAAGCCAAAAGATGATGTTTTGAAATATTTTGACAATATTTATGCAAACGATTTTGTAGTTTATAACAACAATGTAATTCAAAACGATATTGAAAAAATGATTAAGGTAATGCAAAAAGCATTTAACCAAGGCGTAAGAATATTTTTCATAGACAACTTTATGCAACTTGATAATAGCGAAAAGTTGGAAGAACAAACAAAGATAGTTGAAATGTTTAAAAGATTTGCTATGAAGCACAATGTTATTGTCAATCTGGTAGCCCATCCAAGAAAAACACAATTTATGAAATCAAGACTTACAATATTTGATATTGCCGGAACACAAAACATCGCAAATAAGTCAGCAAACATTTGCACGATCATGAGAACGGATTTGTTAAATGAAAATGATTATAACGAAGTCAAGGCTGTCTTATGTAAAAACAATTACAACATTGAAAGTTGCGACGCAATAGTCGAAGTATTAAAAACAAAGGGCAATGGTTGTAAAATGCTTGGGCTAGTTTATAACAAAGAACTTAAAATTTATACCGAAGCAATGAAGATTAGTGACGAAGAACTTGCCAAAATAGAACAAGCAAATCAAAAAAGAAGAAAAAATAGTTATTACGAATGATGAGGCGTGATTATGTATTGGATTGAGATTTTAAATAAAACGACAGGGGAAAACTGGAAAGAAGAATTTACAAGCTACTATTTATTTAAAAAAAGAGTGACAAAAATACAATTTAGCAAGAAATTAGTAATTACAAGTAGAAGTAATTTCATAACATAGCCGTAAAAAGTATTTTAAGGCACTTTTTAGACGAGTTTATGACAAAATAGTATAAATTATTGAGAAAGATAAAAAAACGCCCTATGGGGCTAAAAATGAGAAAAGAAAGGTATATATGAAAAAAAGCAAAGCAATAAAACCAATTTGGATAGATTATAGAAATTGGGAATGTTATAAAAATAAAATGTATGAAAATGGTCATGATAAAGAAATAATTAAACAATGTTATGAAATATTAACGGCGAATAATTTAAAAGAAAATATGACTGATACTGCTAATACATATGAAATAGCAACAAAAGTCAATTTTACAAATCAAATGTTTAACCCAATTAGTTGGTTAGGCCAAGCAACTTGCAATAGATTAATAGGTGCAACAGCGCAAGAAACTTGCGAGGCATGGATATCTATGACCAAAGAACAACAAGATAAAGCAAATGGTATAGCAAAAGAAGTAATTGAGGAATGGAGGAATAATTTTGAAAGTTTACAATGATAAAAATGTATTTGACGCCTCTATGGAAAGAATAGAATTTGCATTTGATAATTTTGAACAATTGTGTGTTTCATATAGTGGTGGCAAAGATAGCACTGTAATGATACAATTAGTAGAAATGATGGCAGAAAAGAAAAACAAACAATATGATGTTTTGTTTATAGATATGGAAGCACAATATTTAATGACAATAGAACATATTAAAACATTAAAAAATAAATTAAAACACATTAGAGATTTTTATTGGGTATGTTTACCATTATCTTTAAGAAATGCGGTTTCTGTTTTTGAACCTAGATGGATATGTTGGGAAAAATCGAAAAAAGAAAAATGGGTAAGAGAAATGCCAGATTTTGCAATAAACGAAGATAATAATATTTTTCCATTTTTTAGATACGCAATGGAGTTTGAAGAATTTGTGCCAGAATTTGAAAAATGGTATAGTCAAAAATATAATGGAGTATTATGTGGGCATTTTGTGGGAATAAGATGCGACGAAAGTTTAAATCGTTTTAGAACCATTGTATCAATGAAAAAAGAAAGATTTAAAGATAAACCATATACTACCAGATGTAAGCCATTAGAAAATACATATAGTATTTATCCAATATACGATTGGAGAACCGAAGATGACTGGATAGCAACTTTTAAATATAATTTAGAATATAATTATGTTTATGAATTAATGTATAAAAATGGTTTGAGTATTCATATGCAAAGATTATGTCAACCGTTTGGCGATGACCAAAAAAATGGTTTGGATCAATACAGAGCAATTGAAGCAGAAAATTGGGACAGGCTATTAAAAAGAGTTGCCGGTGTAAACTTTGGTAATATTTATTGCAGAACATCAGCGTTAGGAAATATAACAAGCCAAAAACCAGATCATATGACTTGGCAAGAGTGGGCATTATATTTACTTGAAAGCATAGGCATTTATAATAAAAAACTTGAAAAACACTACGCAATTAAAATTAAAAAATTCTTTCAATATTGGGAAGAAAAATGTGGTTGCCCTTTATCAATGATAGAAGATGAAGCAGATAAAAAAATGGAAAGTTTGAAAATTGTTCCTAGTTGGCGTAGAGTTGCAAGGGCGTTAGAAAGAAACGATTTTTTCTTAACTAGATTAAGTTTTGGAGAAACAAAAAGCGATGTTAAATATTTAAAAGAAATGATTTATGGTTGCAACAATTTATATGATGAAAATTCATGTGATAGTAAACCTTTGAAAAGATTATATAACAAAGTTAAAGAAGAAATGGAGAAAGAAAAAAATGAAAAATAATGAAATGATTGAAAACACTAGTACAGAAATAATTACGGGAGATAATATTGAAATAAGAATGCCAATATTGGTAAAACTTGATAAATTAAAACCTAATCCTTGGAACCCAAATAAAGTTGCAAGGCCAGAAATGGAATTATTAAAAATATCAATTAGGAAAAGTGGTTTTTGTTTTCCTTTAGTTGTAATGAAAGAAAGTGAAGACAGTTATATGATAGTTGATGGCTTTCATAGACATTTAGTTGCAAAAGAATTTGGCATGGAATATGTTCCAGTAGTTGTATTAAATGAAAGTATTGATGAATATATGAACGCAACAATTAGATTTAATAGGGCAAAAGGAACACATCAAATAATTGATATGAGTAAATTGGTTATAGATTTAGTTAGAATGGGTAAAACTGACGAAGAAATTGCTACTAATTTAGGTATGGATAGTGATGAAGTTTTAAGATTAAAACAAATTAGTGGTTTAAAAGAAGCATTTATTGATAAAGAATTTAGTAAATCTTGGGAAGAATTTGAACATAAACATTTTGATGAAAATGGGGAATATATAGAAGAAGATGAATAATCTTATAATTTGTGACACTAGAGAAAAAGGGAATAAAAAGATCCTAGAATACTTTGATAGTGTCAAACAAGATTACATTATTAGTAAACTTGAAGCAGGGGATTATATATTATACAAGAATTATACCACAGTTATTGACAAGAAAGATGGATTGCTAGAATTATCACACAATCTATGTAATACATTAGAACACCAACGTGTAGTACGAGAAATAAATCTAGCCAAAGAACTCGGGTGTGTGAACTTTATTTTCTTAATTCAAGGCAACATAAAAACCGAGGAAGATATTAAAAATTGGAGTTCACCACACACTAAAGTTAAGGGTGAAGTTCTATTAAAGGTTATTAAAACTTTTAAGAAACATCACGACTGCAAATTTATATTTGTCCCTAAAAAAGACATGGGTGCAAAAATTATTGATTTATTAACAAAAGTTTGATATAATTAAATTGCTGGAAGAACATAAGAAACATTTATATGAGTATATCAAGTCGTT